CTTAGAGATTTACCTAACACATCAACAGCATCCATTGATATTGATGAAAACCTTGTAGGAGTTACCTTTCCTACTAAACCAATTTAAATAAAGCATAAAACACAAAGGAGAAATAATATGCCAGTAGAAGATGAAATGGTATTAGACGTACCAACAGCAGAAGAGATTGCACAACACTTTAAAGCGATGGGAGATTCAGTTGATTTAATCAATGGTGGACAACCAGAATTCATGGATGTAAATGAGTGGGCTGATACAGTCTCTCGTAACAAAGAACATCTTGAGATAATGCTTGCTAAAGACTTTTGGACGGACGAGGACATGACTGCAGTGAACGCTGCAATAGCCACCTAGAAGTCATATATATATTTGTAATGAGAGGTGAAAATGATTGGAATTATTGGTTATGGAATGGTGGGGAAAGCAATTGAATTTGGTTTTCCTAATACTACGCACATTATAAGTGACCCTATTTATAATGATATTACTGTGTCTGACGTATGTAAGAAAAACCCAGATGCAATATTCGTAGCAGTACCAACTCCCTCAGACGATTCAAATTACTCTATACTGAAAGAGATATTAAGAGAAATATCCGATTTAGAATATAGAGGACTTACAGTAGTCAAGTCAACAATCCTACCACATCATTTAATACCATACGATGTAATATACAATCCAGAATTCTTATCAAGAGCAACGTCATTCGATGACTTTGTCAATCCACCGATGGTTATAATAGGTGGTGAGAGGGCAGAAGAATTGTTGTCTTTGTATAATAAATACTCTACAGTAAATACTGACAAACATTATATTACCAGCATTGAAGTTGCTTCGATGTGTAAGTATATGATGAACAGTTTCTACGCAATGAAAATAACATTCATGAATGAGATGTTTGATGTGGTAGGTGATGATTGGGATGAGATAGTTGATATATTGTCTTCTCACCCTTGGATGGGGACACACCACTTTGCAGTGCCAGGACCTGATGGTGAACGAGGATTCGGAGGTCCTTGTCTTCCTAAAGATACTAAGGCATTAGTGGATGAATATGATATAAAAATATTAGATAAAGTAATGGAGTTAAATAATGGTTATAGACATTAATGTAACAAGTACATGTAATCTTGCTTGTACATATTGTTCAGAAGGATTTGAGTGTGGTCTATCTACAGAATTTGAAGAGAACACCTCAATTACATTAGATGATATATCTAATTATATGACGAAGATTAAAGACCCCAATAAAGACATATACTTTTGGGGTGGTGAACCATTTGTAAACTTTGATTGGTGTAAAGGAGTGATGAATAGATTTTCTCATGATAAGAATATTAACTTCTTCTTTTACACTAATGGAGTCTACTTAAAGAAATATATGAAGGAACTACTTGGATTTCAAGAGAAGTTAGGACCTGGTCGTTTAAAGTTTCAAATATCATATGATGGAAAGGCAGTTAATGATATTACCAGACCTGATAAAAAAGGAAATTCAAGCACAGAGTTAATTAAAGCTAACTACCTTGCTGCAAAGGAAGCAGGTCTTAATGTTAATATCAAATCGGTAATCACTGCACCTAACTTTAAGTATATCTACGAAGCGTTCAGAGATGTTATTGAAATGGATGCTAACTACTTTCCAACACCTGACCTATATTCAACACTTAATGAATTTGAACTACAAATTTGTTTAAACGAATTAAAAGGTGGCTTGCAGAAGATAGCCAAGTATATTTACCAGAATAACTTACCTCCAGAAAGATTTGGGTGGTTCATGCAGAGTCGAGCGTTATGTTCTTCGGGCATTAACTATACCTCTATTGATTTAAATGGTGATATCAGTCCTTGTCACGGTTGTATGTACAAAGATTCAGATGATCACGTAATGGGAAATATTAATGACCCAACACTAGACTTCGATAAAGTTATTGAAGAATATAGTGCAATGTATAAAGATGCCTTGGTAGAACCATTAGATTGTCAGAATTGTGATGCACAATTTTGTATGAAATGTAATGCAGCATCTTATGAAAAGTCAGAGAAAGATACGTATATTGAGAAGTGGGCTGATCATGGTGCTAACTGGCAGGTATGTAAGGTATTCAAACAAAACGAAGTTATTCATCATTCCCTTAGAAAGGCTATGAATAGTAACGGTGGAATTCCAGTAGCTACTACCCCAATCGCTGTTCAGGTATTTTAATATGTCATTCACGTTAGAAGTATCTGTTACTGAAAAATGTAACTTAGGTTGTCCCTATTGTTATGTGGCTAATAAGCCTACCTTCATGGAAACTGAAACATTCGATAATGCTATTCCTGAATTATATGATTTGATGAAGAAGTCAGGTGACCAAGAATATCAAGTATCATTCTTTGGTGGTGAACCTCTATTGAATTGGGATCTAATCGTCCACGCAACTGATTTCTTAAAGAAGGATGATAAGTGTATTGGTATTAATATCATATCAAACCTCACACTACTAGATGATGAAAGGACTGAATTCCTCAAAAATGCTGGTATTGGTATATCATGGAGTTTCGATGGAATGTCCTCTAATGAGACTAGACCACTATTACCTATATTAGAAAATACTAACCCAGAAACTGGTGAATTGTTTGATGGCATCTTAGAACTATATAATGCTCGTAAAGATAATATAATGGAACTTACCAATGGATGTAAGGTGATGATATGGCCTGGCAACACAAAAGATATGACAGAGAACTTTGAGTTCTTATATAGTTGGGGTATTGAACATCCTGACTTCTCTATCGTTAGAGATGATGTATGGACTAGAGATGACCTTATAGTATTCTATGATGAACTTAAACGTTTAAACTCCAAACACATTGAGTATATTAAAGCAGGTAAACCATGTGCTATTGGGTTCCTTAGATTGGCAGTGTTAGATATACTATTTGGATTGGTTAAAGGAAAGAGGTCATTCGGATGTTTCGCTGGTACTCACGGTGGTGTTCTAATGTCTTCTGGAGAATTCTATCCTTGTGCTAGATTTGCCTCTAAGAAGATATTAAAGATGGATGAGAACTTCTCATTTGATTACTATCAAAAAGAGTTTAATCCTAGAGAGTTTAATAAGTGTCAAGATTGTAATTTAAAACAAGTATGCAATGCTGGTTGTTCATATTCACAGTTGATGAATGGTAATAAACCTGTAGACTCTATATGTGAGTTATTTCATATGATAAACATGGAAGCATTAAGATTAGTAGAAGAATGTAAAGATGAGCCAGTATTCCAAGGATTAGTAGCTCACTGGCTGGAGAATGTAGGATAATGAAAAGTATATCAGCAGTACCTATTAAAATAGAAATGGGTGTGGTTAAACACACAAGTGAACACGCACTAACTCCAACAGAGCTGGCAGATCAAATAGAAGAGGCTCGTAAGGGAACTGCTCGAGTTGACTCTAAGTATGTTGGATTAGGTGACGGACTAGAACACTTATTTGAATATAGTTATGATTGGCCGCTATTCCTAGAAAGTATGGGACACATATTGAGGGAAGGTAAAAAGGTTAATGAACAAGTAAAAGATAAACACTTTCATGGTACACACCACGGAACAGATAATAGAATGTACTCTAATGGTAAAGATGATAAGCCAATGGGTCCTAAGAGTTACGGACCTGACGTTAAGTATGGGAAATGTAACTAAAAATGGATATAAAGAATTTCTATCTGGGGGGACATACTGATAAACCCTCTCCACCTGGATCTGCAGTTAATGTAATATATTTCACCAATAAGTGTAACCTCGCGTGTACGTATTGTTATGAGGACTTGGCTAATAGACCCTCTCAAATATTAAGTAGAGAAGATATAAGGAACTCAGTTGATACAATATTAGAACGAGAGAATCCTGACAACCAAACACTTATAGTATTGTTTGGTGGTGAACCTACTTTGGAATGGGACAATGTTTGTTACTTAATGAAATATGCTTGGAATAAGAAAAAGAATATCCATTTCAACATTGAGTCTAATGGTATTAAATACTTATCTCAAAAGTTCATTGATCAGACTAAAGAGAACTTATTTTATAAGATGGGACTTTTATCTATAGACATATCGTTTGATGGAGTTGGTAATGGAGAGAGAATATTTCACAATGGTTTAGACTCTACATCATCAATGATTAAAGTATTCACCAAACTTAATGAGAATGGAATTAAATATAGGATTAGATATACGATACAAAAATCAAATGTGAGAGTAATGTATGATGATATAACTAGAATCATAAATACATTCAAACCATTAAGAGTCATCACGTCAGTAGCGTGGAATACTCTAAATGATGAAGATGTTGAATATCTTAACAATGTTAAGTCATCTTTTAGAGACGATTGGAAAAGTGGTGTGGTTACGACACCTATATGTGAAATGTTTTGTGATATGTGTGATGGGTGTGGTGAACGTAAGGAGTTAAAAACTTACTTCACTGATGAAGGTAATGTAACGACTTATGCTAATCATGAAATAGCACCATTGTTTCACGATTTTAAAGAAAAGGAGATAGTATGAATTTGAATGAGAAAATTGAAGACATTAGTAAGATTATTGATGAAATAAATGAATATGATTCTGGAGTGGGAAGATTATTCCTTGAAGGATTTGGAATAACATTAAGAGTTCTGAAAGAAGTTGCTGAGAAAGGGAATAGAGATGAAATAGATATGTCAGAACAGATTGAGATGGTGACTACAGCACTTGGTTTCCCTCTCGAAGACTTAATAATGCATGTATTAGAGACGAAATTTGCTGGACAAGATAATGCTGGTGGTGTCGGATACGATATAAATAAAGTAGTAGACGAGGAAACTCTAGACTTTATTACCTCAGATGTTGATACAGATGATTACGAAAAGTTTTTAGAAGATAATAAAGTAAAAGAGAATCTAGATTTTTTAAAAGCAGAATTATAGAGAGTTAATATATGTCGTATAGCCTAGACCACACAGAAATAGATATCACCGGAACTGCTGGAGATCATACTACGTCAAACGTATATGGGTCTAGTGGCTCAGATGTTGTAACATATACAGTAACGGATGCTGCTATTGGTGATATTATAGATAATGAGAAATTCAAAGACTTATACAATCACGTTGATTCAGAAAGGGGGAGACGTGGTCATTCAGTAATGACTCATGGTGTGAGCAACTATGATACTGGTGACAGTGCAAGTGTAGCTAGTTTTAATGCGATAGTTCAAGGATTAATAGATGCTGGTGGATCTGGGGAGTTGGTTGCTAGTACAAATATTATCAAAGCAGCACATATTAATGGTTTGATTGATAATCTTCAGTCTGCTGGAGCTGCTTGTGTATGTAATTGTAATTACTGTACTTGCAACTGTAACTACTGTACTTGCAACTGTAACTACTGTACGTGTAATTGTAATTACTGTACTTGTAACTGCAACTATGCCTGTACGTGTAATTGTAATTATTAAAACATGGAGATATTATGGAACAAGTTGAAGAGATTGATACTAGCACATATGCTGGTAAAGCAGTAAAGGCATGTAGGAATAAAGTACGTGGTGTAATGGATGGTGAATTATTGACATTTTCATTACTAGATTTTGTATCGTTAATGTTATTGAATAATAAATTTTTAGATAAAGGCATTGTTATAACAGATGATAATAAAGAGGAATGTTATATTAAGATAATTGAGATGGGCGAAGAAAGTTTAATCGATGATTTAGAGAAGTACATTAATTTAAAAGACTCAATATCTATTATAGAAACTAAAAAAATGGAATACAAAAACTTAGTGAAACAACTAAAAACGTTATCAGATTATAATGATAAAAACATTGTTAATAATATAGTAAAAGAATATCTAAGGAAATGATATGTTAGTAATCATTAATGGATCAGACGCTACTGGAAAACCATATATTAATAAGATGGCTAGTGTTGAACTCAACAAACAACAACTCGAAAATTATCCCTTAATTAAGGGTTATCACGTTGATATGTTAACGCAAACCATATATTTAAAGGATGAAGTTGTATATCGCATAGGAACAGAGACACAAGAGTCGGTAGACATTCTAATTAGCGATGAAGATAATAAAGATGTGATGGACGCATATAATGAGTTGGGTAACAATTTTCTAGTAATAGATGGTTCAAATAAACCCAAAACACATTTTTTTAAGACTATGAATAGACCACAAATAGCATTAGGTCTTGAAAATGATGTTGTAGTCGATGACTATGTAGATGCCTATACAGAGTATACCAATACTCCAACTGCTATATTAGACATGTACAATTCCACCGATAGGTTAGACACTTTAGTAATATCAGGAATGTTTTCTACTGATGCAATTCAAGAATTAGTTACTGTCATTGGTAGGGAAAATATATACCATTTGTATATAGACAGAAACCCTTCGGTTCAATACGTATTGAATAAAACATATAATGTTGCCGATGAAGAAACATTCCCTGCACCATACGACTCTATCGATATGAGCAGCGTAATAACAAACAGTTTGTTAAACAGAGTTAGTATGATTGACGATCCATTATGTGACAGTATGTTGAATTTTGAAAATATAATTCTAGATGGTTTTATAATGGTAAATGGAACTAAAGTTATGTTACCTATGTTTGAGTCATATAATAATATTGTGACTCAATATGACATTGATAGGAAAGATGACTCTAGGGCAAGTGGTGTTGACTCTTTCAATACAGTGTTCTTAGATACCCATTCGTGTTTAAATAATATTACAATGAATGAAGAAGATAAAGTTATGCTTAAGATACAAAGTAACTTTTTTATAGATTATGAGCCTTTGAGTTATGATGAGATATACGCTATCGGACCTTAGACAATATCAAGTAACCCTAACAACATCCTACGAAACTAATTTCGGTATATCTGGTCATCTATTTGAGATGGTTGAATACTACTATCATCTAAAAACTGACAAGAGTTTATCAGTATGCATATTGATAACTGATGGTACTACACGTGATGAAATTAGAGAAGCTGTAATATCGAAATACGATTTCAGTCAAGAAGAAATTGAATGTATGTTTGATAATTTATATACACAATTTCAACCGAAAGTCATATTAACTAATACTCTAATAGTTGTCAACGGATCGTTAAGATTTAAGGGAGCTTCTCTATTAACAAAACGAACAATCTTATTCAGATGTTCTGATGACGACATTGTACGAGATGATGTATTAGTATTACAAGACAATGACGTATATGACCCAATACCAAACTCAGAGCATTATAAGAAGAAGATACTGTTATCTAAATTTAAACATTTCGATAATACGAGTGGTAATACGGCAATGTTCTATTTAACATCTGTATGTAGAATGTCTGATGTATCAAAGATAGTAGATAAGTATAATTACAAATACATTGCATTGGCTAATAAACTCATTGAAGGAATTAAGACCTTTATAGTACCTGCCCACAACCTGTGGAATTTGTTTGATGTGTTTATATACACGAAGACATCAGGTAACTCTGATTGTTCTCCAAGATTTATAGTAGAGTGTGAGTATTATAATAAGAAAGTTATATATGAACACAATGATGATTATATAGGACTAAATGTGAGGATTAATGATATGAATAAAGGATTGGATTTTGTATCCCTAAAGGAGACTGATGAGCTCGTTAATTGGATTCGATACTAAAACTCCTGTCAACCAAAGGGCTAGATTAGATACTGGCACTTTTTGTAACTATGACTGTGAGTTCTGTTATTATAAAGAGCAACTAGATATAAGAGACTCATTAGAAATAATTAAAAAAAGAGTTGACTATATCAAAAACTATGGTATAATGGAAGTAGATTTATCTGGAGGTGAGTCGTCCGTAGAACCACATTGGTTTGATATATTAGAGTATTGCAAAGGTATGAATATATCGTGTGTATCTCACGGTGGAAAATTTCACGATATGACATTCTTACGAAAATCTGTGAGTATGGGGTTATCAGAAATATTATTCTCATTGCACGGTGGGGATGCAGAAACCCACGATAAGATAACTAAACGTAAAGGATCATTTGATAGACTAATAAAAGCTATTAGTAACTGTAATGATATAGGAATAAAAGTTAGAATTAACTGTACAGTATACGATTATAATAAGGATAATCTACCAACAAAATATATCAATATACTTAAACCATCCCAAGTGAACTATATAATAATGAATTATAGTTTAGACAATAAAGATTTTAGGGAGCAAGAATTAGAACCACTGACTGATGCTATTAAAGAGTCTATAGATTCAATTACGATTAAGGATATCAACGTTAGATATGTTCCTTTTTGTTATATGAAAGGGTATGAGAAATATGTAGTTGGTTACTACCAACATATATTTGATTTAACTGATTGGAATATTCAGTTATTTCCAGAGAATTTAGATACCTCGATAGAGTATACTGATGAAGAGAAACTAAGACACGCTTACGACCAAGCTGAGAATAATAGACGTGTTGAATACACTAAGATGGATGATTGTAAAGATTGTAAGAATTACTTTATATGTGATGGAGTTAAAACAAGAATGAAGGTATATCCTATCAAGGGAAAGAAAGTAATATGGCCAAATCATTATCGATATTAATACTGACACACGATAGACCAGAGTTATTTACCAGATGTATTAATGCTATAGTTCCACAACTGAATGACGATATAGAAGTCATTGTTAATAACGACAGCAATGATATCACTGAAGTGGTACATCCAAATATAACATACCATTATAATAAGTTCGACAATATCTCAATGATATATGAATTTTTATTAAATGAATCAACAAGTGACTATGTTTACTTTGCCGAAGATGATGATTTCGTTATTGAAACTTTCTCAGATATCAAACTAGAAAATGATATCATTGTAGGGAATTACTATCCAACATATGAACCAAATTACTTGTTAGTGTGTATGTCTCTACGAAAAGATAAATTATTATCTCCTACTGAATTTATAGATACTTTGAATATTGAACATCTACAACTATCACAGTTTATATTTAAACGTGATACTATAAAAGACTTCGTATTCCCAATGGACAATAATATACACAATGACATTAATTTAGTATTGCATTCAGTTTCCAATTCTACAGTAATATCTAGTATAAATAAAATTATATACTATCAAACTATTGATGGGGGAGATAACATATCATTCCCAAGTACAACAACTAAGGTCGACATTGATGTATCTCTAGAATTTTTAAATCATTATGAAATATACCGTACAAAGACATGAACAACAAGACCCAGACCATATTAATATACACTGGGATACTCTTACTATATGTCAATTAAAGTGTTCGTATTGCTATGCTAGAAATGAATATGGGAAGGCGTGGGGTAAGATATCAAGCAAAGAAACTATTGATGCTGTTATCGAATCATTCTCACGATCGTCTTTAAATTTCAATCTTGGACTTCTTGGTGGTGAACCAACACTAGGTCCTCATTACTACTATGTGCTAGATAAGTTATCAGAACTATCTAATTCCAATGGTGTCTATGTAGTCACAAATGGTGAGAAAGATTTAACTACTCACCCACACTATGACAATCTAGCATTCCTATTCTCATACCATCCAAAAGATTGTACTGATAAACAACGTTTCTTAGACAACATTCACTGGGCGTTAGAGTCCGGATACCAATGTAAAGTTAATATAATGTTGCATCCAGACAAAAGATTGTGGGATGACATTAAAGAGATGTATGATATCTGTATGGAGATTGAGGGACTTAAAGTTCACCCACACTTTTTGTATGGGAATACAATACAAAAACTATTCAATTACAGAAAAGAATTTTGGGAGTATTTTAGATTCTTAGAAGACCTAGAGAAAGACTTAATGTATGATGATGATAAGTTTAATGACTTTCAAGTCTTCGATAAGAAACTAACGAACTTTAAAGGATGGTCTTGTTTCAATAACAATTATGAAATTGATGTATATGGTAATGTTGTTCAATTCTGTAAAGAGAAAGAAGACGATGTTAGTCTAATGAGAGATAGAGATTTCTTTAAAAGAATTGATAAGACTAGAGCTATGATATGTCCACACAGTGCTTGTAACTGTGATGGATTATTGAAACAGTTGAAGGTTAAAAATGTTGGTTGAATGGGAGGTAACTCTCAAATGTAACTACGATTGTTTCTATTGTACTAACTTAGATGATACGATATTACCAGTACTAGAGAATGACACGATAGATGAGTTTATCAAGATGTTGGGGACTACATATCCTGGGGTTGAGATATTCGTGTTTGGTGGTGAACCATTCGTTCATCCCAAGATAGAATATATTATCGAAGTGTTTAATAAATACGATATACCATTCGTTGTACAGACTAACTTCTCTAAGAAGAGTGTACACGTAATGAATAGAATTAAAGAACCATTTAATATTAATATATCAGTACACCCATCCGAAGTTGAGTTGGATGATGTGTTGCCACTGTTCGAGAAAGTACCATCAAACGTCACTATTAATATTATCGATGTGATGTATACTGGAAGAGAGGCTATAAAATATTATATGAAGATTAAGGATAAAGGAACAACGGTCTTGACTCCCATTGCAGACTTTGGTGATGGAGTATCTAATAATTCTTTATCTGAGTATAACAAAATGAGAACTAATAGAATATATAGTAAGATAATAGACTTCGAAAATATCAAGAGACTTGGGGAGTACAGGTCTGAGTTATGGGAGTCATATAACCCTAGAGGGAAACCTTGCCTTTATAATGATAAATACTTCTTATACAGTCCTAACTTGGAACTGCACAATTGTTGTTATAGAGACAGACACGAAGGAATATGTAAACACGATAAGTGTTTCTTGATGTGATATGAGATATTTGATAGCTGGAGCATTCTCCAAAATATTACCGATAATGAAATTTCTATCAGCCTATAATGGTAATTCTCGTATAGTAGTGTATGATGGTATAAACAAGTGTAAGTGGAATGGTGGGCGTATCAATAGAGATGTGTGGTATTCTGATGGTGCAATCAACTACTACTATAATAGAAATATATCAATTGCTTTAACATTCACTAACCATAATATCGACTTAGATGATGAGGGTGGAAATCACTTATTAAGTAAATTCCATAAAGAAGGGAATGCTATCATACTAGTCAATGACGATTTAAGAAAATATATTAGAAAGAACTATCCAAAGTATGAACTAATTTTCAGTATCACTGGTCAAGGTCTTCTTAATATCCCACTACAAGATTCTGACATAGAGTGGTATAAGAAACTTGAAAAGAACTACGATTGGATAGTGCCAAGATTCGAACACGTATTTGACAAGAGGTCTAACGAGTTGGATAAGAGTAAATGGGAAGTGATGGTGAACGATACTTGTGTCTGGAAGTGTAAGAGATTCGATGAACACTTCAAGGCTATAGCTGATGAGAATACAAAGGGAAATGAATATTCTGAAGAAGTTGAAGAGTGTTGGATTAAAGGATTTAATCCAGATATAGAAAGTAAATATCCCTCAATGGATATTGATATAGAACATATTAATAAACTAAAGTCCCAAGGAGTGACCAGTTTTAAAATAACTGGACGTGAGATGGGAGATGATGAATACAGTAATGAACTATTGAGATACTTAAAATGAGCATAAAGATTGGTGAGATTGAACCTAAAGAATCGTATCAGATTATATCTATAAACAGTCCTGATGACATCCATATAGATTATTCTGTAACGTTCAGGATAACAGAAGCGTGTGATTTGAAGTGTAGTTATTGTCACTGGTATGGTGGTAATAACTACAAGTTTGAAGATGTCATTTCAACTATTGATAAGTTGTTTGAGTTCTTTGTCAAGGAGGGAATGTCTGCTGTGCTATTCTATTACCACGGTGGTGAACCAACTAGACATAGAAGAGTGTTGGATATACTGAAGTATATAAAAAGTAAATCCGAAGATACAGGTATAACTGCATACAATGAAATGCAGACTAATCTAACACTCAAACCTGAACTACTCAATGACATACTTCCTTATTGCGATTCATTTAATGTATCGTTCCACTATCTAGAGTTAACCAAGAGAGGAAATAAACTAGAAGTATTCAATAATAATTTCGATGATTTAGTTAAACGTAATACTAAGATACATAACTTCGATATAATGTTAGAGAATGTTCCAGAAGAGAATCTGGCTGACTTTTATAAATACATAAAAAAGTACTTAACGTATGAAAACATATCTAATTCAGAAATGATATATGGATTCTGTCACTACAAATATAATGAAGAAACTGCTAAACAACATCTTGAATTCTACGAAAAATATAATAAGACTGAGCAGAGATATCTTATTGATGGAGTGGAATATAATACAAATGATTTATTCAAAAAGGGAGTTAATTGTGTTGGTTGGCATTGTGCTGCTGGTACTGACTCTATCACTATTAACGGTAATGGGGATGTATTCAATTGTGGTATACACATGACAAACTATCTTAGAGAATGCATACCTGAGACACCATACACCAATTTGATAACTGAAAAAGTAGCACTGACAAAGTTGTCAATACTCTACAAAACTGGTACACTATGTAGATGGGATTACTGTGGTGGTGATTTTTATCTAGATAGGAATAAGATATGAAGGTGATGTATATTGATTTTGTTATATCTACATATTGTCAATTTAACTGCCCATATTGTTATTTGGATGCTGACCAACGTAAGGATTCTAGTTTTGCATCAATTTCTAAAATTAAAATGAATCTACTACAGTTAATGGTATCTTGGAGAAAATTTAATTACGAGAGATTAGTAATATCTATCACAGGAGACGAATTACATATGGTTCCTGATGCTATAGCATATACTAGGGAAATAATTAATATGATTAAAAAAGTTGTTAATAATATACCCAGAAAGAATATAAAGTTAAAAATGCATACAAATTGTAATGCCTCTAAAGAATACTATATAGAATTGATGCCTATACTTAAAACAGCTCACGAATTTTCTAATATGGAATACGAGATTGTATATCAATCAATGTACCATTGCAAGAGAAAGGAAGCAATGTTTAATTTCATACACGATATTAATACTGTAGACTTAATATCATCCTATGCATTATTAGACCAAAGCCAGTTAGAGAAATGTAGTCACATGAAGTTTGATACAATCCACGACTTTTCTGCAGAATGGCACTATCCTCATTTCGTTAATGATAATAGAAACTATATAGTATTCACTAAAGATGGTAACGTTGCTAACAAATGTGGTCATCAAATGTCTACTAATTTGTTAGCGATGGAGGACCGTGAGTTTTGCAATACGTGTCCTAATGATGAATGTATTATTATTGACTCTACTAGGGAATTATGAGAATAGGAATATCAGGTTGGAATGGATTTATTGCACGAAAACTTCGTGGAGCAGATGATATAGAGTGGACTAAAGATACTACTAATATAGATTATTATATTCATATGGGGTCACCTGTATTCACTGAACAAGCGATACCTAAAGAAAGTGGTAGAATAATGCATTCCTATGTTAAGGAGAGTATGGAATTATTTGATTCTATATCTTGTCCTATAATATTTGCATCCAGTACTGGAGTTGATGATATTCGTTTAGACCATGAAGGATCTACCTCGTATAATCTTAGTAAATTATTTTTAGAAAACTATTTAATAAACTCAGGAGATGAGTACTTAATATTGAGAATTGGAACTATATATTCAAACAATAAGAATGATGTTGAAGTGATGAAACCAGATAGAATTCAACCTAGAGTATTAAGAGGAGAATTGAATGGTATACCCTTTAAAGACTTGTATCTAGATATTGATGTATTCTTAAATACAACTTTAGATAGTATTGGACAAACAGGAATATTAGAATATAACTTAGAAGAAAAAACTATAATTGATTTAAGGAAAGTACAATGATTACTATTAAAATCGCCGGCATAGTACAGAAGTACAAACAAGTGTTACTCTTCTCAATGAAGAATCGTGAATTATGTAAGAATAATTATCTAACATTTTATGATATGCCTAATAACTGTGACTGGAATGGAGGTCGAGTTAATAGAGATATTGAAATCACTGAGGCAATGTTAAAAGGAATGGACAACAACGGATGGGGATTCTTTTTAGGGTTTACTAACAATGTTATATTAGATGTTCAAGATGAAGTTGGTAACAAGTTATTAGAGATGGTTAGTAAGTATGATAATAATGGAGTTATATTACAATCAGAAGCACTGCGAAGATATATCAGACAAAACTATAAGAATCTAAAATTAATATATAGCATTACAGGACACCCTACATCTGATCATCTTGACTTCGAAGCATACTATAAAGAAATAGAAAGCAAGTATGACTTAATTGTACCAAAATATTCTCACTTAGATAAGGTGTTGGGGTTACTAGAAGAAGGAAAATTAGATCCTTCTAAGTATGAAATACTAATCAATGATAATTGTAATGCAACGTGTACTATGTACAAAGAACACTTCGATCAGATTAATACTTTAAATAGACAGTATACCACTCCTTGGGAAGATAACCACGCCTTGGCAGAACAAATTGAAATTAAACCTAAGACAAAGAAATCAATTAAAAACGCTCATTGTATTCAAGATGATATCCCTTATGATTTTCTTCAAAGGTTTGCTAACACTGGAGTAACCCACTTCAAAGTAAGTGGTAGAGATTTAGAAGAATATGAATTTGATTATAGACTTAAAACTCACTTAACTACTCTTGGTGGTCTTGTCTGATTTCGCCATTATATTTTCAACTGAGGATGATAATAGGTTAACGTCTATATTATCTCACAGTATAAGAGAACATATGCCGGATATAGATGTGTATTGTGGTTTATTCACTAATAACACACCTGACGAATTTACGTTGAGGTATTTAGAATCTAAAGACGTACAGTTAGTATATGATAAACAATTTGTATTAGATGATATATGCAGTGATCACTTATTTCTGAGAGGGTATACTAAGAAATATTTTGGTGAATTACTATTAGGACAATATGATTATCTTTTATATGTGGATATAGATGTTATATTCCTTAAGCGCTTCGAACAAGTAATTGATGATAATACAGTGACAGCCCACCCCTTACCTGAATGGGTAAAGAAGTACGAAGGTTTAACTAATAACAATATATATTATAATTGGATTGATATTATTACTAAAGACAATGTACATTTACACGACTTTGACTACCACCCTAGTATGGGCATAAAAGAATATGACATTCAAGTATCGAAGAGAATCGATGATAGTGATTTTTTAATAAAGACTAAACTCAATAACACTGTCAACACCTGCTTAGATACATTGGATAGTGATACAGTGGCTTTCCACTATGATGAATTGGATGAGGACGGTACATTTTATAGACTAGAAGAATCACACCCACAAGTTTTTACAAAGTACAAAATGATAATTAAGCATATCATGAATAGAAATATAAATAATAACCCTAACTACTGGATAGATAATGAAAAGAAATATACTTGAGTACTCATACAAACATAAACTTAGTCATATACCATCTGCTCTATCAATGCTTGACTATTTGCAAGAACTATGGTATAATAGACTTGTTACTACTGAAGACCATATTGTTATTGGTAAACCCTTTGGTGCTCAAGCATACTATCTCATATGGAGAGAGTTAGGGTTACTTGATAATATAGAAGACTTATCAATGGCAGTTAAACAAGAAGAGATACCTTTCGTTGATTTTTCGGAAGAAACTATAGGTAATGCATTAGGAGTTGCAGCAGGCATTGCAATGGCATCCGATAAACTAGTATGGGTTAATATAAGTGATGCTGCACTACAAATGGGAAATACATTAGAAGCTATTCAGTTTATTGGACAACATCAATTAAAGAATATAATGTTAACAATAGACTATAATAATTCACAGGTAGTTGGTGCTGTCGATGATATCATATCAGTTCATCCAATTATTAATATGTTTAAAGCCTATAATTGGCACGTTGAATATGATTTGAGTAACTTTGGGATTAGAACTAGACCCAGAGTTTTTGTAATGAATACTATCAAAGGTAATGGTATTCAAACGATGGAACAGGATAATAAATTATGGCATTACAAGAAGATAGAAACATTGACAGAATTGCAATCATTGGTGGAGGAACTGCAGGATACATAGCAGCATTTTTCGTTTGTACTAATTATCCTGATAAACAAATAAATTGGATATATCCAAAAGAGAATAAGACTATTGGTGTTGGTGAAGCAATCATACCATATGTATCAGAATTCCTGAAGGGTCTAGGAGTAACACCCAAAGACATTATACGTGAATGTAAAGGTTCTCTTAAACTTGGTATTAAGTTTAAAAACTTCAATGATAAAGATTTCTACTTCCCGTTTGGTGGTACTCGTAAAGAAGCAATGAGTATAATGAAGATGATGGATACGTTGCTTATACCAGATAATATATTCGAATATACTGACATATCTAACCACTTTGATGTTAATGATTTGGTTATATATTTGGATAGTCTATTAGGTAATTTAAGTAATTTAAATGTGATAAGAGACACAGTAAAACTTGATGAATTAGATGAAGACCTTATTATAGACTGCACTGGATTTGGTAGACATATCTTTAAGGATGTTATTGATATTAAGGATAACTTCTTTAAAATCTCACACCTCATTCCTAACAATAAGGCATTGGTATATAGAGTTGAATATACTGATATTGAGAGTCAGATGAAACCATACTCAACATTCACTGCAATGGATAAAGGATGGGTATGGAATATTCCATTAAAGGATAAGATTGGTGTAGGATACGTTCATTCCAATAAAGACGATGTAATGGATGAATTCAGAATGTATTTAAAAGACTTCTTCAAAACGGATATACCAATTGAAGATATTAATGCAGTACCTATGATTACAGGAAGAAATAAAGAACATTTAATAGAAACTGATAATCAAGTAGTTGCAACCATTGGTCTATCATCCTCCTTCATTGAACCAATTGAATCAACTGGTTTGTATCTAACTGTAAGAGCGTTACATCACTTAGGTGCATACATAGATAATGATATATCAAAAGAAGAGTTAGATGATAACTATAATGTAGACTATGATATGGCGTTAGATTTTATCATAGCTCATTATAAGTACTCAGGTATGACTGGTGCTTATTGGGATAATTATAAAGATACTCCTATGACTCCATTTCAGACTAATGAATATTTTATAACATCTGATTCGTGGCATTACGTACTAGGTGGATTAGGTGCTGATATCGAGGGATATGATATATCAAAAGTATATAATGAGATGATGGGTACTATGATAGACCCTTTAGAATATATCAAAATTGTTAAAGGTAGACCATATAAGGATTGGATGCAAAATGAGAGCAACTTTAAATAAATTTATAAGACGTAACCCTGATATTATATTACTTCATTGTGATATGTGGGGATTTGATTGTCCCTCAATCAATTGTGGTATTCAAGAACCAAACATGGTTAATGTGGCAGCTGGACTAGCGTATCAAGGAAAGAGAGTGGTAGTATATGGTGTGGCAGGATTCGTATTGTATAAGGCATACGAACAAATGAAATTAAATATTAAAGGATGGGCAGAAAATTATGGTAGTATTGTATTCGTTAATGCGGGCAGAAACGGTTGCTATTCTGTTTGTGGTCGTGGACACCTTGTAAATGATGATCAAGATTTATGTAAAGCATTAGAAATGGATTTGTACACACCTACAACGAGAAAAGAATTCCTAAGAGATGTTAAAACTGGATTACAAACCAATGGATGTAGATTCATTAGACTAGGGAATGATGGCGAAGTATGGTCGTAGCAGTTACAGGTCATTCAGGGTTCATTGGTAAACACTTATGTACAGCAATATTAAAGAAAGGTTGGACTCTCATTAAAATTGGGAAGTCCTTTGAACCTATCAAATGTGATAGAGTATACCATCTTGCTTGTCCATCATCCACCAAACAAATCAATAATAACCCTGTTGGTGTAATGGATACTATATTGGATGGTACTAGAAAGGCAATGAAGATATGTGATAATGCAGAATTCGTCAATGCTTCATCCATAGGTGCAAACGACACTAGAGGAAACAATGAACAAGTATGCTATAACTCTGCTAAGAGAGTAATAGAGTTGTACTTGGAGTACAGTGACATTAACAATGTCAATTACTTACTGCCATCTGTATATGGTGATGGTATGAACAGCGATTCGTTTATTAAACGATGTGTTGATGGTAATGCATTTGAACCAAGGGATTCTGAGAAGCTTCATTATATATCCCATATAAGTAGTATCATAGAATCATTAATTGAATTGACGCCTCTAGATATAGAGGAAATTACATTAGGAGATATATATGAACATTTTAGTTCTGGGAGGCGCGGGCTTCATAGGTCAGCATCTAGTCCATAAGTTATTAGATGGTAGTGAACATTTTGGATCAAGGAACAATCGTGTTATCGTTATTGACAGTCTTGCTACATCATCTATAAACTTAGACGATTTCAAAAAGTATAAGAACTTATTTCAATTCATTGAAGGTAATATATCTGAGATGGAAGATAAGGAATTATTAAAAATATTCAGAAAACAACACAAGATATACCACTTTGCAGGTTCAGTTGGAGTAGAGCATATCGATAATGATCCATCTGGTACGTTGTTTAATAATGTTACTTTAATGAACAAACTAATTCCCTTATTTCAAAAGGCAAAGAAACACGTTATATTTGCATCCACTTCTGAGATATATGGTGAAGGTCCTTTTAATGAGAATAGTAATGCCTCAATAGGAACATCTAAACTGAGATGGGGCTATGCTGCTTCCAAACTAATGATGGAATTCATGATAAGAGCATCTAAATTCCCTTACACTATTATAAGATTCTTTAATATAGTGGGACCTGGACAATCAGGTGATTACGGGATGGTTCTTCCTAGGTTTGTTAAAGCAGCAAAGAATGGTGAGAAGTTAGTAATATATGGTGATGGAAAGCAAGTCAGGTCTTTCTGTCACATCAATGATGCTATTGATGCAATTGCATTAGTATCAGATATTGATGGTGAATTGTTCAACATTGGTAATGATGAACCTACATCAATAGAGGAGTTGGCTACATCGGTGTTAAGTAAAGTTAGCACAACGTCAACACTTTTATACAGACCATATGAAGTAGATTTTTCCAAGCAACACGGAGATATCTATAAGAGAATTCCTGACATTGGTAAGTTGAGAAACTTAGGCTACAAACCTAAGTATGATTTGAGTGATATTATAGGAGATATGTTATGAATATACTATTTATTTTTGCCCATCCAGATGATGAGGCATACGGACCTGCGGGAACAATTGCACAATTAAGTGAGTTAGGTAATAATGTTACAGTTGTATCATTATGTAAGGGAGATAGACCTGGGAATGAAGAAGTGTCAGAGTCTAGAATGGAGGCGTTTGAAAAGAGTTGTACCACACTTGGTGCTAACTTTGCATTATGTAGTGGGTCTGATTGCAAACTAGAATATTGTGAAACTCTGAAGAATATAGAAAATTTTATTAGTACACTGGAACCTGAGGTAGTATATACTCATAATATATCTGATATTCATAAAGACCATAGACTAGTTGCTGAATGTGTATTAGTCGCTGTCAGACCAAAACCAGAGTCCACTGTTAAAGAATTGTATATGTGTGAAATGACATCTTCAACTGACTGGAGTTTTGGACAATTGGGAGATACGTTCCAACCTAATTTATATGTAGATGTGTCAATGCAAATATATAAGAAACAACAAGTAATGTCATATTACTCTACTGAGACATATCATTATCCTGATGCAAGGTCTATTGAATCAATGGAATCGTTGGCTATGTATAGAGGGAAACAAGTTGGAATGCATAGAGCAGAAGCGTTTAAACAAATATTCCGTCTGCGTTGATATCTATCCTACCCTTTCCATGAAACATATCACAATCAACCATTAATTTATAGATACCATTTAAATCATCATTGTAAGGGAAACAGAATGAAGTAGGTTTAATATTAAGTTCTTTATCGAACCACTCAAACATTAGAGCAGTGTCTCTTCTAATGTGGTTAACTTTATCGGTTAGAGATGAAAGACTATTTAGATTCGTGTGATAATAAGAATGTCCACCTATCTCAATACCCATTTCTATCAATTCTTTAATATTATCTATTGACATTGTCTTTTGTCCGATGTCATTCTCACCTTCTTTGATGAACATAGGTGTAATAAAGAATATTTTATCAGTAGATATGTGTCTTCCGTAGTGATACTGCGAATATAATCCATCATCAAACGTTAGGAGATAGTCCTCTAGACGAAGTCCTTTCATTTGATCATTCATCTCGTGTATCATTAGAGTTTCTTTCATACGTTATATATATCAGATAACATATTTGGGGTGTCACTAGACTATGGTTATATAAATATTAACGAGTGAATATCACTATAAGGGTAGAATATGAAATTACAATCACCAGACGACTTGAAAGATTACTGTTTCCGTAAACTCGGAGACCCAGTATTAAACATAGAAGTCGACTATGATCAAGCAATGGATCGTATAGACGATTCTGTACAGATGTTTGTAGAAAGACACTTCGATGGCACTGAAGAAGTCTATTACAAAATATTAACTAGTCAAGAAAATGTAGATAACGGATTCTTTGAGATATCAGATAGAAATGATGTAGTCGATTATGCTATAGTAACTGATGCTGGAAGTGGTTATACAACCGTGCCAAACGTAACATTGAGTGGAACTGCGACTGCAGTTGCGATTCTAGATGGTGATAAAGTAAGTAGAATTACAATCACTAGTGAGGGAAGTGATTATTTAGTTGCACCAACTGTAACTATTGACCCACCAACAACTGGTACTACAGCTACAGCAAGTGCTTCTCTTTCTCCTGGATTAATATCAATCATAGAAATATTAGAACCAACTGAATCAGTATACGACCCTTTAATAGATGTTAGATATCAATTCATGATGAAAGAAGTATGGGATATGGCATCGGGTTCTATTCTACACATGGATATGAGTCTTACACATTTGAAACTTCTCAATCAGTATTTCAGACCATCAAGAACGTTTACTTATAATAAGGCAAGTAATAGATTGTATGTTAATTCTAAACTTAAAGAGAATAATTATTTCTTAGTTAAGGGATATCGTACAGTAACACCAAACGATACTACTAGTTTTGCACTTGATGTATACGATGATGAATGGATTAAGAAGTATACTACACAATTAATTAAACAACAATGGGGAACTAATTTAAAGAAATTTGATGGGACACCTCTTCCTGGTGGCATATCGATGAATGGTCAAGGAATTTATGACGAAGCCACTGGAGAGTTAGAAAAGTTAGAAGAGCAATTCAATGAAACATATGTATTGCCTGTGGACTTCATGGTAGGATAAAATGGCTACTAATTCGTATTTTAAGACCTATAACACTAGCAGTGAACAACAGATAGTTGAAGACTTGACTGCCGAAGCAATTCAGATTGCTGGTATTGATGTTCTCTATATTCCTAGAAAGATACAGAAACTAGATATTCTATTTGGTGAAGATGTGTTGTCTAAATTTGATGATACATATCAGATTGAGATGTATATTGAAGACATAGATTCATTTGGTGGTTCGGGTGACTTATACACGAAATTCGGTATAGACATCACTGACGAAATGACCATTATAGTTAGTAGACAAAGATTTCACGCAGTAGTTGGTGCAGGTGTTGATACTTATAGTAGTCGTTCAATAACAACGTCAGCAATGCGTCCTAAAGAGGGAGATTTAATATACTTCCCATTCAATAATGGACTATTCGAAATTAGTTTCGTTCAAGACGAAGACCCGTTCTATCCTAATGGTACATTGACAACATACAAGATGACTTGTAGATTATATGAATATGACCAAGCTGAAATGGATACTGGTCTTATTACTCTTGATGAAATTGATGGTAGAACTGATATCCTCGGTGAAATTCCAGAAGATACATTTATAGCACCAGCAACCACACCTATCGTTTGGACAAGTACAACTGATGTAACAGTAGGACAATTCGTTTATCCACCTGCAGGATCTGAGACTGGAAGATACTATCGTGTTGAAGTTGCAGGAACAACGTCAACAATAGAACCAACTTGGTCTTCTATACTTAATGACCTTGTATATGATGATGGAGGACCTGTATACTTAACTCAAGGTGCTTGGGATGAGAATGAAGTTATTGAGCAAGAAGTTGAAGATGTTATTGATTGGTCAGAAGATAATCCGTTTGGGAGTTACTAATGTTAGGTACTACATTTTATCACGGAACAGTTAGAAAGATTACAGTAGCATTTGGTACTCTATTCAACAACATTCACGTTCAAAGAAGACAAGCAGATGGCACTTTAGTGAACGATGTTAAAGTTCCAGTATCATATGAGTCTAAACAGAAATTCATTGCTAGACTGATACAGACTAACACAATGAATGAAAACTTGGCAGTGGAAACTATTATTCCAAGAATTAGTTTCATAATGACTGCAATGACATACGATGAAGACCGTAAACTAAATACAATGAATAACTTGAAGAAGATGTCTGGTGAAGACTTATTACAACAAAGAACACCGATGCCTTATAACTTCGAATTCTCTGTTAATGTCTATACAAAACATCTTGACGATGCATTACAGATAATAGAACAAATACTACCATATTTTCATCCAGATTTTAACGTGACAATTATAGATGTTCCTGAAATGGATATACGTAGAGATGTAGCAGTAGTATTGAATGGTGTGACTGCAGGAGTTGAAACAGATGGTGCTTTAGCAGATAGAAGAATTGTAAATTACACATTAGATTTCACTGTAAAAGGACATGTATATCCTCCAGTTAGAACAGATGATGGTAAACTTATTAGAATTATTAAGAATAATTTCTGGACACCATCTGGTGATAATTTAAGAGAAGATTTAACAGATTTAGAAAAAGTTACTGTAAGTGTTGACCCACTAGGAACTTGTAGTGACCCATTAATATTAAATGAAGCAGATTGTATCACTGCTGGTAAAGATTGGACGGATACAGAAGAAGACGATACGTGGGAGCCTAAAATAATTATAGAGTGAATAGATTATGCCTAAGACAATTGAAGAAAAATTAGATAATGTTCTGGGGATTGCTGAAGATATGTTTGATGGAGAGGAAAGTACTGAACTTGCCCCTCTAGAACCTGTATATTCTAATCCGGATAATAGAGCAAGTGACATCAAAAGAGACTATGAATATAGTCGAGAGAAATTATATCATCTTATAGAACGAGGTCAAACTGCACTAGATCGTCTAGTTTCAGTTGCACAAGACAGTGAATCACCCAGAGCGTTTGAAGTCGTAAGTACGATGGTTAAAACACTCACAGACTCCACAAGAGAACTAGTCAACTTACAGAAAATGATGAAAGATGTTGAGGATGCAGAGGATATGATGGGTAGGGGTGCTAGAGAAGTAACTAATAACAATGTGTTTGTTGGTAGCACAGCTGAGTTACAACAACTGGTTAAGGACTCTAGAGATGCAAAATCAGAAGAATAGAACAGGATATCTAGGTAATTCATTACTTAAACGTAAGAATACCAAACACCAATTCACCAAAGAACAAGTTACAGAGTATCTGAAATGCTCTAACGACCCAATCTATTTTATTACAGAATATGTAAAGATTGTACACGTAGATAAAGGACTTGTACCATTCAAATTATATGATTACCAGAAAGACTTAGTAAATTCATTACACGATAACAGATTTTCTATCATTAAGACTGCTCGACAATGTGGTAAGTCTACAGTATCAATTGCTTATCTATTACATTACATTCTATTTAATGATAATAAGACTGTTGGTATTCTTGCTAACAAAGCAGCAACTTCAAGGGAGCTTCTTGGAAGGCTACAGTTGGCGTATGAGAAACTTCCTAAATGGCTACAACAAGGAGTTTCATCTTGGAATAAGGGCGATATAGAGTTAGAAAACGGAAGTAAGATTATTGCAGCTGCAACTTCAGGATCTGCCGTTCGTGGTATGTCTTTCTCAGCAATATTTCTTGATGAGTTTGCATTCGTTCAGTCAGGTATTGCAGAAGACTTCTTTCGTTCAGTATATCCAACAATTTCTTCTGGTAAAGAGACTAAAGTAATTATTGTATCAACACCTAATGGATTAAACCATTTCTATAAGATGTGGGTTGAAGCAGAAGAAGGTAGGAGTAATTTTATTAATTTCAGTGTACATTGGTCACAGGTTCCTGGGAGAGATGAGGAATGGAGACGTGAGACTATAGCAAATACAAGTGAGGAACAGTTTGAACAAGAGCACGAAGCATCATTCCTAGGGTCATCAAACACGTTAATCAATACTAATAAACTACAACAATTAGTCCACAAGGAACCAGTTTTACGATCATTAGGATTAAATGTATATGAAGAGACTCTTGAAAACAATCAATATATTGTATGTGTCGACACTGCAGAGGGTCGTGGGCAAGACTATTCTACTATATCAGTAATAAATGTCACTAAATACCCAATGACTCAAGTTGCCGTCTATAGAAGTAACTCTATATCACCTTTATTGTTACCAAACATTGTTAATGAGGTGGCAATGAAATATAACATGGCTGATGTACTGATAGAAAGAGACTCTGCTGGTGCAGAAGTGTTAAATATACTCAATTATGACTTAGAGTATGAGAATATCATTGCAATGAGTGGTACTAAATCAGATGGGTTTGGGGTTAAAATGACAAAGAAGGTCAAGTCAATTGGTTGTTCTAACCTAAAAGACTTAATCGATAATGAAAAATTAGTGATAAGTGATTTAGATACGATATCAGAGTTGGCTTCATTTGTAATAAAAGGGAAATCGTTTGCAGCAGAAGATGGTTGTCACGATGATGTTGTGATGGGCTTAGTATTATTCTCTTGGTTTACCTCACAAGATTTGTTTAAGGATTTAACTAACAAAGATATTAGAAATACAATATATGCTGAACAAATGAAGCAGATAGAAGATGAAATGTTACCATTTGGTATATTCAATAATGGTGAAGAAGATAAAGACCAATATGTCAAGGATGGTGGGGAACTTTGGCAAATTGTCTAAATACATATTATTATAAATATTTACATCGAATAGAGAAGATTATTACGATCTTTTCATTAATCTTACAAACAAAATTTACGATTAAAGGAGACAGACTATGCAATTAAGTCCAGGTGTAGAAATTAAAGAACGTGATCTCTCCACGACGGTCGCCCCAGTTGCCAGTGGTGTAGGAGCCACAGTAGGCTTCTTTGAGTGGGGACCTGTTGGAGAGGTAGTTACAGTAACTTCAGAAAATGATCTAGTAGCAAAATTTGGAGCACCAACTAACGGAACAGCAGATTCGTTCTTTGGAGCAGCCAACTTTTTGAGATATGCAAACGATTTAAAAGTAGTGCGTGTAGTTGGTACAGCCAGTTACAATGCTACTGATGGTGGTGGTGCAGTATCAGTTAAAAATAGAGATGATTTTGATTCTCAATATACTGCTCTTGTAGCTGGTACAGAAGCCTTTGTAGCACGTTATGCTGGTGCAGAAGGAAACAAATTAGTTGTTTCTTATTCTGACTTTACAAATTGGGGCACATTCATTGATGCTAACTTATTTGATACAGCACCAGACTCAGCAAAATATGAGGTTGGTATTACTGTTCGTTACTATGATGAATCAGTAGCAGCAGCACCTGATTACGTTGATACTACTGTATACACAGCAGGTCAATTAGCAATGGATGGTGGTGTTGCATTTAAATGTATAAAATACTTAGACCAAGATGCAACAGCTGATGGTGTTGTTAAACCTAATGTTTCTGCCAATTCTGACCTTTTCTGGGAAGTAGTTGGGTTTAATGTAGTCGAGTCTTTCATGGTATCTGCCACTGATGGATTCACAGGACCTACAGGTGAAAATAATTATGCAAGTGAAGTAATTAATAACCGTTCAAAATGGATATATGTTGTCTCTGAAAATTTAGGTGCAGCAGCACAAGAGAAATTTTCAGACGGTGGTGTAGCAGCCCCTGTCAATGGTGACTGGACAGATGGTTGGGACTTAATGGCTAATCCAGAAGAAGTAGATGTTCAACTTCTTGTTGCTGGTGGTGCTAATGGTCTTCCAACAGCAGACAGTAAATTAGTGTCAGAATACATAGTAAACCAAGTTGCATTTGCACGTGGTGACTGTATGGCATTCATTTCTCCAGCAAAACAGTTAGTAACAGATTCTCTTGGTGACCCAAGTACTATTACTACTGCACTTGTTGATTACAGAGATAGTCTTAACGTTGGTGCTAAAGCAGGTACATACTGTGCAATGGACGGTAATGTTAAGTATCAATATGATAAGTACAATGATAAATATCGTTGGATGAATCTTAGTGCTGATATCGCTGGTCTTTGTGTATTCACAGATAATGTTAGAGACCCTTGGTGGAGTCCTGGTGGCTTAAATCGTGGTGCTATTAAATCTGTGGTTAAATTAGGTTTTAATCCAGCACAAGCATACAGAGATACACTTTATAAGAATGCAATCAATCCAGTTGTTTCATTCCCAGGTCAAGGTACAGTACTTTGGGGTGATAAGACAATGACTAATAAACCAAGTGCATTTGATAGAATCAATGTACGTAGATTGTTTATCTTCATTGAGAAGGCAATTAGTAGAGCATCTAAGTTCTTCTTATTTGAGTTTAACGATTCATTTACTAGAAGTCAATTTGTTTCAACAGTTGATCCTTTCTTACGTGACGTTAAAGGTCGCAGAGGAATGTCTGATTACTTAGTTGTATGTGACGGTTCAAATAATACTTCAACGGTTATTGATGCAAATGAGTTTAGAGCTGATTTCTACATCAAACCAAGTAAGAGTATTAATTTTATAACACTCACATTTGTGGCAACCAAAACTGGTGTTGCATTTAGTGAAGTAATAGGTTAAGGAGGATAGAAAATGGCGATTTCAACTTTAGACACATTTAAATCTAATTTTGCTGAGTGGCAACGTCCAACGCACTTTGAGGTAGAAATAAGTAATATTAATATCCCTGGTGCAAAGTTTGACAGCGACTTTAAAATTGTATGTAAAGCTTCAAACGTTCCTGCTGCAACTACTGGCGTAGTTGAAGTTCCATATCTTGGTCGTAAGATTAAGGTAGCTGGAGATAGAACGTTTGCTGACTGGACTGTCACAGTAATGGATGATGTAAACCACAAGTATAGAGAGAAGTTCGAACGTTGGATGGAGTACATTGGTAACTCTGCTTTCAACGTAAACGCTTCAACTCCTTTATATAAGGCAACTGCTAGTATTAAGATGTTAGAACGTTCAGCTGGTGCTGTAACTGGAGAATGGTTAATGGTAGGATTGTTTCCAAGTGAGATTGGTACAATTGATATGTCATATGAGACAAACGATGCTATTGCAGAATATACTGTAACATTTGCATATGATTACCATACTAGTGGTGTTGCTAATACTGCTGGTGGTGCTCTTGCTAATGCTTTCCTAGGATAATAATGAAAGATTAATTTCTTCCATATATATACTACTATATTATGAGATAAAGGATAGCATATGCCAATTGAATTATTCGGGTACAGATTAGAGAAAAGACTTAAGGAAAAGGATAAATCCAAAATAGCTAAGTCTTTTGTTCCACCTCGGGAAGAGGATGGTGCTAGTGTTATTCATGGCGGTGGAGTTAACGACTACTCCATTAATTTTGATTTCGACTATAAGTCGGATTTCGAATTAATAGAGAGATATCGGAAAATATCCAAGCACCCTGAGGCAGAATCAGCCATTGATGATATCATCAATGATGCTATTGTATTCGAACCCGGTGAAGAATCTATTTCCATTAACATGGAAAACTTAGATCAACCTGATAATATTAAAGAAGCAATTACTGAAGAATTTGAAAAAATAACCAGATTACTCAGTTTTAATAAAGAAGGTGGTGAGTGGTTCAGAAAGTGGTATATTGACGGTAAGTTATACTTCCATATTGTAATGGATGAGGGTAACTTAAAGAAAGGTATTCGTGAGGTTCGTTGGATAGAACCTACTTTGATTAGAAAAATACGTGAAGTTCTCAAAGAAAAGAATGAACAGAATGTAGAGATTATCACTGGTATTGAAGAGTATTATCTTTATACACCTGAAGGTGCAGCATCTACAAGTGGTATTAAGATTGCTAATGAAGCAATCTGTTATGGACATTCAGGACTATTAGATGAACATAGTGAGAATATTTTAAGTTATTTACATAAGGCTATTAAGCCTATAAATCAACTTAGAATGCTTGAAGACTCTCTAGTTATCTATAGATTATCTAGAGCACCAGAGAGAAGAGTGTTCTATATTGATGTTGGTAATCTTCCAAAGGGTCGTGCGGAAGAATATTTACGTAGTGTAATGAACAAGTATAAGAATAAAATTGTTTATGATGCTACTACTGGTACTACTAAAGACCAGAATGATACGATGACAATGATGGAAGATTTTTGGTTACCTCGTAGAGAAGGTGGTAAAGGTACAGAGATTACTACACTTCCTGGCGGGCAGAACCTTGGAGATATAGATGATATTCTTTATTTTCAGAAGAAAGTCTACAAGGCATTGCACGTACCAATTTCGAGAATGGAGACGGATAGTGGATTTTCACTTGGTAGGTCTGCTGAAATTAGTAGAGATGAGATTAAGTTTAATAAGTTTGTAGAGAAATTAAGAAAGAGATTTAGTGAGATTTTCTACCAATTACTTAGAGCTCAATTAGTTGCCAAAGGTATTATAACTAAAGTAGAGTGGAAAGACTTTAAAGAGAATATTGATTTTGATTTTAATTCCGACTCATATTTTGCTGAATTAAAAGAAGCAGAAATGTTAAAAGAAAGGATGGAAATCTTAAGAGATTTAAATGATTATGTTGGTAAGTATGTATCTCACGGATGGGTTAGAAGAAGTATACTACAACAATCAGAAGATGAAATGACTGAGATGGATAAAGAGATTAAGGCAGAAATGTCTGATCCTAAATACAAACCTAAAGAAGATGAGGATGGAGGATATTAATTATGAGTGAAACAACTGTTAAAGATGTATTAAATATGGCGAGAAATGATAAGGCACACGAGTTTTCGACTGGTATTGGTTCGTTGTTAAAGCAACGACTTTTTGCAGCGATTGCTAATAAGAAACAAGAATTATCTAAGACCTTATTTTCCAAAAAAGACAAGGATACTCAAGGAGAGTAGTATGTTAAGTTTTAATGAATTCAATGATAAGTTTGTCATTATAGAAGATGAAGAACTGATTCTCACTAAAGAACAATATTCTGAAGTTGAGGAAGAAGACCAGTCTCTTTTCGAATGGGATGAAGTATCAGAAAGATTTAAATATGTGGTTCGTGGAAAGAAGAAAGTTAAAAAAACACTTTACACTAAAGCACAAAAGAATAAAAGAATGGGCGTTGCAAAACGTAAGAAAGTTGCTAGAAAGGGTGCGAGAGCACGTAAGAAAAATGTTGGTGGTCAAGTAAAAGCTCTTAGAAAGAGAAAGAAGAGTATGAAGAAACGTAAAGCGTTCGGAATGAGGACTGCAAAACCTGGCAAAGCAATAAACCTAAAATAGGAGTAAGACAATGAGACTTATTACAGAGATTAGTGAAGACTTAACACAGTTAGTTACAGAGTCGAAAAAGACTGGCGAGAAGAGTTACTTTATTGAAGGTGTATTCTTACAAGCAGAGAAGAAGAATAGAAATGGTCGTATATATCCACAGAAAACAATGGATAGAGAAGTACAACGATACACTGAGACATACGTTAACGAGAATCGTGCGTTTGGTGAACTTGGTCATCCATCAGGTCCTGGCATCAATTTAGACCGTGTATCACATATGATTACCGAATTGAAAAAAGACGGTAGTAACTATGTTGGTCGTGCCAAGATAATGGATACACCATATGGACGAATAGTTAAAAATCTAATTAAAGAAGGTGCTAGACTTGGTGTTTCATCAAGAGGTATGGGTTCAATGAAACAAAAGAATGGTGCTAATATTGTTCAAGATGATTTCTATCTTGCAACAGCAGCAGATATTGTTGCAGACCCTTCAGCTCCAGATGCATTTGTAAATGGAATAATGGAAGGGAAAGAGTGGATATGGAATAATGGTATATTCCAAGAATCAGAGATTGCACAAGCAAAGAAAGAAATCGACAAAACAAAAAGTGTGGATTTAGAAGAGAAGATGATGGAAGTATTTAACAAATTCATAAATAATCTGTAAAATACGATAATTTATAAATATAATTGAAACAGAATTCATTTAGAAAGATAATTTTAAGGAGACAAATATGAAACTGAAAACTGAATCAGGTGAGATTCTAGAGTTATCAGAAGACACTTACAAAAGTGTTGATGGTGACATGGAACTTACTGTAGAAGAAGCAGAAGCGTTGTTAGAAGACGGCACATTAGAAGCTATGGCAGAAGAAGCTGAAGTTGAAACTGTTGCAGAAGCATCACCGCCTAAAGCTAACAAGTTAAAGAAGAAAACAATTAAGGGTGATAACGAGGCGGAAGCCGAAGTATTCGAAGACGAAGACGAAGACGAAGACGAAGACGATGGTGACGAAGAGGAAGAAGAAGAAGAAGTAAAAGTCGCTACTAAAAAGCAAAAGGTCAAAGAAGAAGCAGAGATTGAAATCGATGTTACTGAAGACGTAGATGCTTTATTTAACGGCGAAGATCTTTCTGAAGAGTTTAAGACTAAAGCAACTACAATTTTCGAAGCAGCTGTTAAGTCACACGTCAAATCTGAAGCTAAGAAGATAGAGGAATCTGTCTCTGGTACTATAGAAGATAGAATGGAAACATTCACTGAAGATATGGTAGAAAAAGTTGATGGTTATTTAGACTACGTAATTACTGAATGGATGCAGGATAATAAACTAGTTGTTGAACAAGGTCTTAAGACTGAAGTCACTGAAGAGTTTGTTAGTGGACTTAAAACATTGTTTGAGAGTCACTATATAGATGTTCCAGCAGAGAAATATGATGTAATTGGTGAACAGGCTGATAAGATTGAAGAATTAGAATCTAAGTTAAACGAAGAGATTAATTCCAAGATTGAATTATCCAAAGATATTTCTAAAATGAAGAAAGCTACAGTCTTTACTGAAGCAACAGGCGAATTAGCATCTACTCAGGTAGAGAAGATTCGTGTACTTGCAGAAGACATTGACTACAAATCAGAAGATGAATATAGGAAATCGGTATCTACTTTAGTAGAGAACTACTTCCCATCTGAAGATAAGAAAGCTGAACTCATAGAAGAAACAACAACAAGTAAGAAAAAGAAAGCAACTGTTTCAGCTGAGATAGACGCAATCTTAGCTACAATTTCTAAATTTTCATAAATAAGAATATACAAAAAGGAGAAAAATATGTATTTAACTGAAGAAATTAAAGAGAAGTGGGCTCCGGTTCTTGAAGCAGATGGTTTGCCAGAGATAACGGATGCACATATTAAAGGCGTTACGACACGTCTATTAGAGAACCAGAAACTATCACTTGCAGAAGCGAACGTTACTGGTGTTGGTGTTGACAATTGGGATCCAATCCTAATTTCACTAGTTCGTAGAACAATGCCACAACTAATGGCGTATGACGTTATTGGTGTTCAACCGATGACAGGTCCTACTGGACTTATCTTCGCTATGAAGACGTGGTATGGTCACGAACAAGGTCAAGAAGTAGGTGCAGTTGAAGCACTTTCAGGTAAAGGTGGTTCAGCATTTGCACCAGA